CATGGCTTTTTGAACGTGCATCGGTGTCAGGCAATCCAGAGTAATATCACATAGACTATCCAAACAGTTATGTTTCCAGCGTTTGTATCCGTCGATAGTTGAGGGGCTGAGGATATTCTCTTTGGCATTAATATAGTCATCGATGCATTCACCGACTGTACGGGAGTCAGTCTCTCCTCTCTTGCCGTTGATCCATTCCAATGCCATAAGTTCAGCTTCTTTTTTTGTGGGTGCGGTAAAGCTCCGACGCTGACCATTAGTGTATGCCTGCACACGCCAATTACCTGACGGTAATTTTTTGGCTTTTGCCATAAAAATACCTCCTTCAAAAGTCTTGACTTCTGGCGGAGGATATGCTATACTTGAATTGTCTTAGGGTTCAAGTAGAGCAATATCTCCGCTTGTACTCAATCCGCCTGATGTATCCAGCATCGGGCGGATTTTTTTAGTATCTGACCTGGATTTTTACAACCGATTTAAGATTTTCATTTGTAGATATTTCCGAGATTTCGGCTTCGTAGCTGCTATCGCCCTCAAAAATGTTTTCGTAGCTCTTAGGGATATATCCAATAAGATCAGCAGCTTCCACGGAGTATTTTTCTTTCTCAGCATCGTAGTCAACAAAAACAGTATCTCCCACGGAGCAGCAGTCAATTGCTTCCTGTATCTCAGGCTTGGTATTGCCGGTAAGCTTGATTTCGACCTGATGATCGTATTTTACAGGGTTTTCGCAACAATACCTATACAGATAGGCAGTAGCTTCGCAATGGTCAAGCGTCCTGGGCGTTATGTCGGAAAGCTGGAAATGCTTTTTTATAGTTTCCAATTTTTGATTTTCAAGTGTTCTCAGGTGCATCTTGGCCAAGTACAAAGTATCAACTACTTGATTGTTCAGTTCCTTGCCAAGCAGCTCCTTGCAGTAACGATTCAGAAAATTATACTCAAAACTGACTTTATGAGCAACCAGAACGTTCTCACCGATGAAAGGGAGAAGCTCAGACAGAGCAGCCTTGATGTCAGGAGCATTGGAAACCATGCTGTTTGATATACCATTGATTGCGGTTATATCTTCCGGTATCGGAAATTTAGGCTTGACGTAGGTGTGGAATGAATCAGTTTTGACGTGATTAACGTATTTTACAGCACCTATCTCAACAATTTCATGTTTTTCATAGTTTAGTCCGGTGGTCTGAATGTCGATTGTAACATAGCTATCAACATACATTTTGACTTTTCCATGATGACTATTAGTGCTTAAAAAAGTAGGCGTTGTAACCTCTTGAAGTGATATCTCAGAGCCTTTCGTTTTCTTTTTTAATGATCTTAGAACAATAAAGAGTGCAGCCGATATACCACCATAAATCAGTAAGCTAACCAGAATTTTGGTGTTCATCTGACCTGTAAAAAGCGCATACATAGCAAGTCCTACCATGATAAGAGTGGGAATACAGCTGAGAATAAATACTATCATAATTCCCAGGATATTTACTTTCATCTCAATCAATCACCTTCTTTATTATTATACAGAATGAATTTTATGCGCTTCCTTCTTCTTCAGAAGCCAGCTCATTCTGCTCCTCGATAGCTCCGAGTGTAGTTTCAGACTGCATCCGGGGCTTTTTCTTTTTGTATTCCTCCTCAGCGGAGGCGCTGAGCTTTCGCATAGCATCAACAAGCACCTGCTGCTGAAACTCCGGAAGCTCCTGGTATATATCAATAAATTTCTGATTGTTGACCTTCATGTTAAGCATTGCAAGCGGATCCGGCTCTGGCTCTCGTCCCAGGAGGTAGTCTGTTGTTACTCCGTAGAAGTCAGCGAGTTTGGCTATTGTTGCATATCCCGCTTCACGTCTACCATTTTCGTAATTCTGATATGCAGATGTTGTGATGCCTAAAAGTTGTGCTATTTCAGCCTGACTTTTTTGATTCGCTTTTCTAAGCTCCAAAAGTCTCTGACCGAAACATATTTTTTCGTCCATTTTATCACCTCCTTTTTTATTATTATACGTCATTTCGTTGTAAAAGTCAATATGTAGCTATCGTTTAGTCATAATGTTTTAAATTTTTGTCCAAACGCAACAAAATGGCTTGATAAATTTGTTTAAATAGTCGATTCGACTTATTTTGTATTGACAATTAAGTCGTTTTGTTGTAAACTATAATCACAGCAAAGAAAACCAAACAGAAAAGACAGATGATGAGAGGGAGGTGAGGAAATGCCCACAGAGACAGAACACATATCAGTACAGGCGGTACAGCAGTTATATGACGGGCTGTCAGAGTCCAACAGGCAGACCATTGACACAATGGCGCAGGTTCTCCATGAGACCAACGGCACAAGGGAAGCTCTCAGGAACTTCTGCAAAGCTCTGGAAAACCTGACTGTCGCTATCGCCAATACTCAAGAGCATAGAAAGGAGGATTGACCATGCCAAAAGTAATATTAACACCTGCTCAGGCAGAGCGTGAACGTTTACAGCACAACATTTCGCTTATTCAGGGCAAGCGAACCAACGCAGCCATGGGTAAGTTGATAGGCGTTAGCGGTACTACTTTCAGCAAGCGAAAAGAAGATCCGGAATCATTGACCCTGGCAGAAGTTCGGCTAATGTGCAAGTACTTTCATATTGATCCTGCTGATTTTGTTGCAAAAAAGCTTGAAATTGGCTGAAAACAGAGGTGTGATGTATGTACTATATTGTTTACTGGAAAGTCGGCTTTGAAAATGACTTTAGCGTGAAAGTACCGCCGGAGCATGACAACATGAGCAAGGCGGCAGGCTTCGGCACAAGGCTGATACGTTACAAGATCTACACCTGCTCCGAGGAGCTGACGGAAAAGAGAGGTGAGCCGGGTGTATATGCCTGGCTCTGCAATGAAAAGGGGCTTATCCTCGCACGGTGCTATAAGACATTTACATCGTTTGCCTGGAGATACACACGTCCCCTGGACATTGCTTCCGCTCAGCTTGACGAACTTCTGAGCGAGATTGCGAAAGGATAAGGGGGGATAAAATGTCTGAAAACAATGGAAAGGCTGTTGAGAATCTTTCTTACTGCCTCAGAACAGTTATTGTTGAGCTGTCTGATCTCCGTGAAGATTACGCTGCTGTAGTCGAGGAACGTGATCTGCTGCGTCAGCAGTTACTTGATAATGGCATCACGCCATATATGAATGAAGTACCGCTTTAATGGCGAAAGGATAGGAATATGGCAAGACTAACCACAAAGAAGCCTTGCGGCGAATGGAGCGTGAGGGGCATTTCCTTTGAGGAATGTACTCCGGAAATGTACGGAGCGCTCTGCAAGCTGCTGGCTTACGAAGAATCAGGGCTTGAACCTGATGACCTGGACAAAGAGTTTGAAAAACATACGTTCTACAAAGTTTTCTACGGAAAGACCTGTTCTGACATGAAAACGCTGTTCTGTCAGTCCAAAGAGGAGGCACAGACCATTGCCGACACTCTGGAGCAGGCAGGTTTTCAGGTGACTGTGAACGTGTGGGGCTGGAAAGGCTTCGTCGAGGTCTGACCACTCCCCTGCACCCACTTCCGGGGAAAAATGCGGTAACGCCATAGACAAAACGCTTTACAATTAACGATAAGTCCCGTAGACAAAACGTTCACGGGCGGAAAGGGGAGTGATATTTTGAGCGACATCATGAAAGCCGGATTCTTAGCGGCGTGGGTGGAGTTCCACACCCGGCGGAAAGTCGTCCTGACTATCGAGGACGTGCTGGCTCGCTGCCAGAAACCCGGCGAACTGGATTTTTACTACAGGATAGCGAGGCATCAGCATGGGAACTAAAATGACATGGGAAACTGCAAGCCGACTAACCGAAATGAAGCCGGTGGAAAGTGTCTGGAACGAAAACAACCCCTACGGATACAAGCTAAACGTAAATCACCCACGGATACGACCACTCTATGAGCAGTACATCAAAGAGCATGGCGGACAGCCCCTCTCTGATCGGGAACGGTTCGCCTTTGAGACAATGGTCATAGCCCGTGGACTTCACAAGGAGGACACATGAATCATATCACACTAATCGGTCGGCTCACTGCTGACCCGGAGCTGAGACAGTCACAGTCCGGAGTGTCAAGCGTCCGGTTTACGGTTGCCATTGACAGGCAGTACAAGGATAAACAGACAGGCGAGCGTCAGAGCGACTTCATTTCCTGCGTTGCCTTCCGGCAGACTGCGGAGTTTATCAGCCGATACTTTTCAAAGGGCAAGATGATCGCCCTTGAAGGCAGTCTCCGGAATAACAACTACCAGGACAAGAAGTACCAGGACGTTATGCACTACAGCTATGACGTTTTCGTGGAGCAGGCTGAGTTCTGCGGCGACAAGTCCGGAAACGGTCAGCAGAATCAGTCCGGCAATCAGCAGAATTACAATAATCAGTACAACGCTCCACCACAGCAGCAGTACAACGCTCCACCTCAGAATCAGCAGTATCAGCAGGGATACAATTCACCGCCCCAGAATGGCTATAATCAGCCGCCGCAGGGCTATCAGGGCGGAAACGGTTATTATTAACAGAAAAAAATTTCTGGGTAATCAACCAAAAACGGTTGAAAAAAGCGTCATTTTGGCGCACTTATAAAGGGGTGATCTTATGGCTCGACCGATGAAAACGGGGCTGGATTACTTTCCTTTCGATGTGGATTTCTTCTCAGACAAGAAGATCCGACGCTTGCGGGCAAGGTTCGGAAATGACGGTATAGCCGTGTATATCTGCCTTTTGTGTGAGATTTACAAGAACGGCTATAATCTGGAATACGATGACGAACTTGCTGCCGATATTTCGGACGAACTGAATATATCGGTAAACTTAACAACGCAGATATTGAACTACTTGTTCAGTCGGTCACTGCTTCAGGTCATTGAATGCAAACTTGCTGATCCGGTCAAGGTCATAACTGCTGAATCTGTACAGCGAAGATATCAGGCAGCCAAAAAAGGCAGTAAGCGTGATATTGATGTAGCTGCTGAGTTCTGGGTTTTAAAAGAAAACGAAACCGAGAGCTTTGTAAAAGTGCGCCCAAAATTCGGAAATTCTCAGAATAACGACAGTTTTTCCGAGAAAAACTCAGATTATTCCGGGGAAAAATCCACAAAGGAAAGTAAAGAAAAGAAAAGTAAAGTAAAGGAAAGTAAAGAATCTGCTTCCGACCTCCGACCTTTCGGAAACAATGGACTTGTGCTTCTGTCAGATGAGGACTACCGACAGTTAAAAGCCGATTACGGAGAAGATATTCTCAGTGTCTACATAGGCAAGGCTGACAAATGGCTGTCAAAAAAGAAGCTGAATATCGGCAGTTGCGCTTCGATGCTGCGTGAGTGGATAGTCAAGGACGGGATTCAGAAAAGTTCCTTTAATGAGGACAAATACGCCTTCGTCATCAATAACTTTTAGGAGGGATAGCATGAAACTGGAATTTACTGTAAAAGGCGAACCCCAAGGCAAGGGGCGACCACGGTTTACCAGAATAGGAAAGCCGTACACGCCGGAAAATACGGCATCTTATGAAGAAAAAGTCAGGCTTGCCTACTGGGAACAGTGCGGAATGGAAATGGCAGCGGCAGGAATTCCGCTGACACTTGAAATCACGGCAGTTTTCGGCGTTCCGGAGCGTTTTTCCAAGGCAGTCCGGCAGAAGATGCTTGCCTGGGAGATACGTCCCACCAAGCGCCCTGACGCTGACAACATCGCCAAGATCGTTGCCGACGCTCTCAACGGCGTTGCCTGGCACGATGATGCACAGGTGGTCAGCATGGCTGTCAGCAAAGTTTACGGTGAAACTCCGGAAGTCCGGGTCTGCCTGAGCTGGTAGGAGGTGCGGATGTATGACGGGTATCATCATTATTGTGGGGATATACATAGCCGCATATGTGGCGATAAACAGGCGGTACAGGCTTCCGGAGCAGGCGGCAACCCCTGACTTGACCGACAGGCTCAGCCGTATTGAGGCACTCAGGGAGCAGATAGCGGCAGTCCAGGAGCTTATCACGGATATTGACCTGAGTTCCGGCAAGTACCTCAAGTGCATCACTCTGGACTGGGAGACTGCCACAGAGCATTCGCTGACGGTGGACATCTGGCTGGACGGTGCATCTGACTCCACCAAAATAATGAGGGCGCTTGCTCAGGCACGGCTTGAGGAGCTGTCCGGGCAGCTTTACGACGAGATCGGAAAACTACCCTATCGCCATAGACAAAACGCTCTCCGGAAAGCGGTTCGTCGTGCAGACAAAAGGCTCGCTGGCGGGGGGAGGTGACGGCCGTGCGTGACCAGGAAACCGGTATCGTGACCTGCGACTTCTGCGGCACATACCTGGGAAACTACCTAAACGGTGACTACTACAGGTTGATAAAACTGCGGTTCTGCCCGGCGTGCAAAGCCCAGGCTGACAGGCAGCGAAAAGCATTCTGGGCAAGGGAAAAGCGCAAGGCTGACCGCCGTGAAAAGGCTGAAATGAAGGCCAGGCTTGAACGTCTGGAAGCTGAGAATGAAACTCTCCGCAGGCAGATCATTGAGGGGAGGTGCAAAACATGACATACGAACAGGCAGAACGGAGACTCCGTGAAATCGTCAATGGATCTCATGGCGATCAGCCGCTCGACATACTCTTGAAAACTGATACCGAGGATTTCGAGACTGTGGCAAATTGTATTTTGGATGAGGTAAAAGCGCTGAGAGAAGATCTTGAAACTGCGGATAAGACGCTGAAAAAAGAGTGCAAAAAGAATACAGAGCTGAAAAGCCTGCTCCGTGCAATGATGAAGTATATTGTGGAAGAAGGTGAGGGCGACGATTGATATAAAAGGATTTGAAAAGTATCTTCGGGAAGAAGAACTTGCCGATAATACGAGAGAGGCCTACATGAGAGGAGTAATGCAGTATGCAGAATTGTACAAAGATATCACGAAGGAGGACTTGATAGAGTTCAAGCAGCGAATGATAGAAAAATACTCCCCTAAGACTGTTAATCTTCGCATTACAGCAGTTTTGAGATACTGTGATTATAAAGAAATACATATGAAGCTCAAAGCGGTCAAAGAGCCTAAGCAAATGTTCATCGAAAATGTCATAACAGTACAGCAGTATAATAAACTTATGGAGAATCTCAAAAATGATAATATCTGCTGGTATTACAATATACTGCTTATTGCCAAGACAGGAATGCGCATATCAGAAGCCATGAAAATTCGCAAAAAAGATATTATTTCAGGGAAAGTTGATATATATACAAAAGCACACATGAGAACTGTATTCTTTCCGAAAACTCTCCGTGATGAAATGTCTGAGTATTTGAAAGACTTTCAGGATGATGAGATCATATTCGTAAACCGCTTCAAAAAGCCTCTTACAAGCAGAGGCTTTGACGCTATCCTGAAAATGTGTGCAAGTAAATATAACATTCCGAAAGGTACAATGCACGCCCATACGTTCAGACATTTCTTTGCGATTGAGTTCCTGAAAAGAAACAATAATATATCATTGCTTGCAGATCTGCTTGGCCACAATGACCTGAAAGTAACACAAATCTATCTCAGGCAATCTCAGGAGCAGCAGCGGCAGGCAATTGATGACGCTGTTGATTGGTAGGCTTTGAGGAGGTGTGAACGGTGGATATGAATTCCATTTGGGCGAATATTTTTGTGATGATTAGTGATTCTTTAACTGAATATCAGTCGGAAACAGTAAAAAATGCTGTGTTATGTGAGCTGGGCAAGTATAAGATCGAGAAGAAACCCGAATCTACAGAGATAGTTACCTATAATGACGAAAATAACGGATATATGATGTTTTTTATCGCTAAAAAGGTCGAGGGACTGTCGGAAAGAAGTCTGAAATACTACAAAACTGTTATTGATAAATTTCTCGAGACAGCGAACAAGCCGCTGAAATCATTGGACGCTGATGATATACGCTGGTATCTCGCAAAGCGTCAGATGAAGGATAATGTTACGGCGGTAACAGCGAATTCGGAACGACGGGTCCTTCATAGCTTCTTTGGCTGGCTCGCTGATGAGCTGTACATCGAGAGAAATATCTGCAAGTCAATCAAGGCTATCAAGACCAAAAAGGTCAAGAAAAAAGCCTTTTCTGAGGTGGAATTACAGAAAATACGTGATGAATGCCTAAAAGAAAGAAATCTTAGCACTTGTATGAAATCAAAGGCTGCTGAAGAACAGAAAAGAAATATTGCACTTGTCGAGTTCCTTTTATCGACAGGCTGCCGTGTCGGTGAAGTTTCGGGATTGAAGCGTGATGATATTGATCTTGATGACAGAACAGCTCTCGTCCTTGGGAAAGGCAATAAGGAACGAACCGTTTTCCTTACTCCTACAGCGAAAATGCGGTTGGTTGAGTACTGGGAAATTGCCGGGGACAAGGAGTATGCTTTCGCCCCAGTAAGAGCGGGTGGCAATTCGTATCATGATAATGTGTGCAGAAGCGGTATTGAAATAATAATCCGTGAAATAGGTAAAAGAGCAGGTGTGAAAAACTGTCACCCTCACAGATTCCGCAGAACGTGTGCTACTATCGCACTCAAAAAGGGTATGTCTGTTGTGGACGTTCAGAAAATGCTTGGCCACGCTTCACTTGATACGACAAGGATATATCTTGATCTTGATGATAACGACCTGAAATATCAGCATGATAAGTTTTTCTGAGGTGATATATGGAATACAAAAAAGAGATATCAAAAACTATCAATGCACTCTCCGGGAGCAAGTCGCCGTATGACATTTTCTGCGACTGGATAGCTGTAATGGCGTTGTCCTTAGCAAATGCCCCTTGCCTGATACACTCGAAAGTTTGGCACGAACGTGAAAAGCAGTATATGAACATTGTCCAGAAATACTCAAAAGAGGAATTGAACCGTTTTGTGTATATGTTCTATCTGCTTACAGGCGCTTTTGAAGAACGTCTGACCGACTGGCTCGGAGAAATATATATGGAATCCGGATGCGGCAATAAAAATACAGGACAGTTCTTCACGCCTTTCAATGTTTCCCAGATGTGTGCTATGTCAACTATTCCAGACGATTACGACGGCAGCTATCCTCTGACTGTGAACGAACCGTCAACAGGTGGGGGCGGTATGATAATTGCTATGGCTGCCGCCCTGAAAGACAAGGGATACAATTACCAGGCGTGCATGAAAATTATAGCTCAGGATCTCGACTGGAAAGGCGTTTATATGACTTACACCCAACTTAGTCTGATCGGTGTAGATGCAATTGTCGTTCAGGGGGACACGCTCCTTGAACCGTATACTGATAACTACCCTCGCAGCCGTGTTTTCAGGACGCTGAGAAATATGGGTGGATTGATCTAACAATAGGAGGAAATGACGATGATAATAAAATGCGAAATTTGTGGCAAGGAGTTTGATGCCAAAACTCCGCACTATATTCACTGTCCGGAGTGCCACCAGTGGATAAAGCTTGGCTGCACCAATTCCCCTAAGCCGTCGAAAAAGCTGCCGGAAGGCATGAAAAAACTGATTGCCGATAGCCGCAGCGCCGATGCTGCCGGTCTGAGCTACGGCGAATACATGGCAAGGCAGCATGATGCTGTTGCGGCAAGACAGCGAGTACGCAGGAAAAGGACGGTGACGACATGAAAAGACTGACCTATCAGACAGCCGGGGACGCTACTCGTCAGTCGCACTACTGCGCCGGATATGGTGTAAAAAAAGACGATGTGGTGCAGCGACTGGGCGAGTATGAAGATACTGGGCTTACTCCGGAGCAGGTCAGGCAGGCGCTCTGCCTGCTCCAGCAGTCCCAGAAATTGCTGAAAAGCGCTGAATTCCGCTGCCGTGAAGATAAAAATGAAGCAGACGGATTATACGACCAGCTAAAGAAATTTGTAGGAGGGTATGCAGATGAAGTATGACGAAAAAATGAAAGAACTGGGAAAGCACTTTGACACTCACAAGGCGGCGATCACGGTGACTACAGAGCGCTTCCTGGGCATTGATTGGCGCAGAGCCGACGGCAGCGGTGACTACTACGTTAGTTATCTCCTTGACCGCAAGCGTGGCGCACTGTATATCAGCGGTGATCTGGGCGACTGCATCGCCGTGTGGTACAATCCCCTGAGCGAGCTGGACTTGAAAGGCTATATCCGGGATATTGGCTATTTCATTGGCAAAATCCAGTGTGCGTCAGATCTGTATTGCTATGATAAAGATGATGTGCTGGAAGAACTGCATGAACGTTTTGACGATGAGACTGTAGAAAACTACGTCAGCAGCCTTCCGGATTTTGACATTGCGGATTCCGAGGAGTTCTGGGAGATCGTCGGCAGCGAGGTTAGCGACTCCATGTGGACTGACGGTTTCCGCCCCACTGAGCGCCTGCGTGGTATCCTTGAGGATATAGAACCGGATTTCTTCGAGTGGATCAGCGCCTGCGGCAGGAGCATCAGTCCGAGAGTACTGCTGTGGGCGGTCGGATTTAGAATGGCGTGTGAGCAGCTGGAGCAGAAGTGTATCCTGTAAACGAAGGAAGGTGATAGGAAATGTACAGACTGACTACACCAGAGGGCGCTACTCGTCAGGCTTACTACTGTTGGAAAAAAGAAAGGGGGTCTGTCCTGTGCTTTACCAGTTTTGCAAGAAAAATAGCTGTGACTATCTGAAACTTGACTTCGATGAACGATACGAGGTCACACACTGGGTCGAGGATCACATGGACGAGATACAGAAGTTTGCCGTGTACGAAAGCGGTCACATCTTCGGATATGCTGTCGAACTGTCGGACAAGAACGAGAAGCCCATAGCGATACTTTATCCTCACAAGATCGCACAGCTTATCTGGATAGACATGGACTAAGGGCGTGTGAGCAGTTGGAGCAGGCTGAGAAAATGGAGGGAAAAATTATGAAAGAAAAAGTATCTGTAGTGGAAATCATTGTTGTTATAATCATTGTGGCAGTACTTGCATTGGTAATTGTCGGAGCTGTCATCAATGAGTCCAATAAAATATCAAGCGGCAGGATCGTGAGCAAAGATTACTACCCAAATAGAGATCCTGCAAGGTACGTCCTTACTATAAGCGGCGTAAAGGACGGAAAAGAAGTCGAGTACAGCTTTGATGTGACTCCTTTTGAGTACAACAGTTACGCTGTAGGTGACTGGTATCCAAAGGAGTGAGTCATGACACACGATGAGATGAAGCACTGGTTAAAACGAGGCTTTTACGCTCAGAAACGAACAGAAGTCCTGAAAGACATAATCGCCAACGTCCGGGAGCAGGCTCAGAACCTCTCCCGGAGCAGGACTGATAATGCGCCTGTCTCTGATGCCGGGGCATCGGACAGGACGGAGCAGGCGCTCAGGGAACTTGCCGAAATGGAATCAAGGTACATCATTGAGCAGTGCCGTCTTGCTGGGATAAAAGCTGAAATCGCTGCCACTATCGCTACGCTGGGAAATGATGACCTGCAAGCCGTCCTGGAATCCCGGTATCTGCTAATGCGAACAGCTGAGCAGACGGCAGAGGCGCTACACTATGATGTTAGGACGGTACGATACAAGCAAAAGCGTGCCGTCGAGCGACTGTGCGAGGTGTGGAGGGGATAGCTTGGGTAGTATGGAGTTATATCACTGGTACAAGAGCCACGGCATATGCGTACAGTGCGGCAGCCGTGATGCAGTTCCTGGGCAGACTAAATGCAAGGAGTGCAGGAGTATATCTGCATAGTACAGCATAGAGTACTACGCAAACAAGGTCGCAGAAATGACTGATGCGGAAAGGTTGTCGTTTTACAAAGAAATGAGCCGTAGAGCCATACTGAGCAAGCGCCGCAGGGAGTATATGCGAAATATCGCAGGAATATGCATATACTGTGGCATCAGGGAACAGTCACCAGGACTAAAGTCCTGCGAATTCTGCCGACGGAAAAATAATCAGCGAGCTACCGCATACTACAGAAGTCATTATGCCAAGAAAGAGGACAATGGTTGCTTGAATGCTAAAAAAGAGGGCTGACTCAGCCCTTCTTTTTTTCCTTGTTTTTCCGGTTTATTTTACTATAAAATGAATGTAGAACCAGGAGGGTTTTGTCCCCCATCTCTCCCGGCTCTGGATTCGTCATACATCCTATGGGCGGCAACAGTCGCCCTATATGGCAGAGTAGAGCAATGGTGGCTCGTGAGGTTCATACCCTCAAGGCAACGGGTTCGATTCCCGTCTCTGCACCCATAGCGTCTGACTGACATTTGGATTTCTCCTGTCGAAAAGCGTTTCCGCCTGGAAGCGCTTTTCAACTATCAGTAATATGTATACAATAAGCGAGATAAAACAGCTAATAAAATCCGGAAATGTGCATAAATTCTATGCCGATTGGACATGGAGAACACTCGCAGCCAGAATTATCAAAGATAATCATAGCGAGTGTCAGCTGTGCAAAAGTAAAGGGAAGTACACCAGAGCAACGATGGTGCATCATGTAAAACACCTGAAAGAATTCCCGGAACTGGCGTATTCACGGACATATACCGATGATACAGGAACGCACATCCAACTACTTCCGCTGTGTCACGATTGCCACGAAAAAATTCACGAACGTGGCCGTTATAGTGGCAAGGAACGGTTCACCAACGAGGAAAAATGGTAGAGTAATCGGAATTATCCTGAATTTTTCCGATTTTTCGATACCCCCCGGCTGAAAAAATCGAATTTTTCTGAATTTACCCTCGACCCATAGCCCTCTCGACAATTGAGAATTGTATAATTCTACAAAATAGGGGGGTGGGTGTGGAAAGGAGCTGAGAAAATGGCAAATCGAAAGCCGACTAAAAAAACAGTCCGGCAAAGTCTGATAGATCAGCTGACGAACCGTAGCGCTGACATTTCCGTTTTCGTCAGCTTGATAGATGACTATATGCAGCTTTGGGATCTGAAAGAGGTACTGCTCAGGGATATCAGGGAAAACGGCTTGCGTATCCCGTATGATAATGGCGGTGGACAATCCGGATTTAAAGATAATCCCTCGGTAAAGCAAGTGATAACGGTAAATACTCAGATGCTCAGAATACTTTCGCAGCTCGACCTTACCGCTGATACGGTTATCAGCGATGTGGATGACGAACTGTAAAGCTGTCAGCAACTACATTGAGCTAATCCGCAGCGGCAAGGTAAAAGCTTGCCAGGAACAGCTGCTCCTCATTGATATGGTGGAGCGTGTTCTAACCACAGAAGACGTTCACTTTGATGAGCAGCAACTTGAAAAGTATCTGAGCTATCAAAAGTACTTTCCGTTTGAACTTTTTGAGTGGGAAGAATTCTGCTTTGCACTCCACAACTGCCTGTACACATCTGACGGGCGACTACGTTTTCCAATACTGGTAATTTATGTTGCCAGAGGCGCAGGAAAAAATGGTTATCTGGGATTTGAAGACTTTTGCCTGCTCACTTCCACCAATGGGATTCCGGAATACGACATCGACATTTTTGCTATGTCGGAAAAGCAAGCGAAAGCCAGCTGGGAAGACGTTTACAATGTGCTGGAAAGCCACAAGCAGAAGATGAAGCGCCACTTTAGCTGGACTAAAGAAGAAATAATCAATACTGATACTAATTCTTCTTTCCGGTTTAACACCTCCTCGCCCAAAACCAAAGACGGATCACGACCGGGAAAAGTTGATTTTGACGAATATCATGCCTATGAGTCATACCGGCTCATCGACGTGGCAGTTACAGGTCTGGGCAAAAAGCCTCTGCCCCGCCGAACCATTATCACTACCGACGGAGATAACAGGGACGGCCCTCTGGACGACCTGAAGGAGAAATGCTTTGCAATCCTGAACGGAGAGCAGCCTGATAACGGGACTCTGCCTTTTATGTGCAGGCTTGATTCGGATGAGGAAATCAACAATAAAGACAATTGGGAAAAAGCTAATCCGTCATTGCCTTATCTTCCTGATCTGCGTCAGGAACTTGAACTGGAATACTTTGACTACCGGCTCAACCCGGCAGCAAATATTAGTTTTGCAAGCAAGCGCATGAACAGACCCCCAAAGACAAGAATCAATGAAGTCGCTAAATGGGAACTTATCGAGGCTACAAATATCCCTATTGATGAAATAGCGATCAGAGGCAGACCGTGTGTCGCTGGAATTGACTACATGAAAACTACCGACTTCCTGGGTGCTGGTTTGCTCTGGCGAGTAAATGGCATTGACTACTGGTTTTCCCACACCTGGATATGCAGCGAATCTGCTGACTTAGGCAGAATCAAAGCACCTTTAAGGGAATGGGAAAGCAGAGGACTGGTGACATTTGTAGATGCGGCAGAAATACCGCCGGAATTGCCCTGTGTGTGGCTCGAAAATGAGGCTCGGAAAAGAGGATGTCAGATCCTAATGGTGGCAATAGACGACTATCGCTATCAGCTTCTTAGTGACGCATTGATGAGGATAAATTTTTCTGCTGATAAAGGTTATGAAAATGTGTTCCGTGTGCGACCAAGAGATGAGATGCTGAGGATTCCGACGATTACAAGTGGATTTGTAAATAAGCGTTTTGCCTGGGGCGATTCTCCAATCATGCGCTGGTGCTGCAACAATTCCATGACAGTCACAAGTAAATCAGGCAATCTGACTTATGGAAAAATCGAGCCGAAAAGCCGCAAGACTGATACTTTCAAGGCGTTCGTGGCAGCGGAATGTGCATCTGATGTGCTGACTGTATCAGCCGCAAGTAAACCGCTTCCGTCTGCCGGTGTATACAACTACTAACGAGGGGGTGATACCATGAGAATAATTGACTGGCTCGGAGGGATATTCAAAAGTAAACAATCCACAATTTCTGTAGATACCTTCCGGGCAGATTCCACCACGGAGATAGCGCTTGAAGCATTCGCACTTTTTACGACCATTGAAATGATTGCAAGGCTTACAGCAAAGTGCGAATTCCGAACCTACTACTCCGGCAAGGAAAGCAAGGGTCTTGAATGGGCAAACCTGAACTATCGCCCTAACGTGAATCAGAATGCTACTGAGTTCTGGCAGGAAGTGGTTTGCAAGTTGCTATACCACAAAGAAGTTCTGATTATCCCATATAATAATCAGAAAATCATTGCCGATGACTTTCAGAAAGACGAATATGCTCTTACTGGGACGGTTTTTTCAGGCGTTTCCAGGGGCGATTTTTCCTTCGCCTCATCATTTCCCATATCCGACGTATACTACCTGAAGTATACAAGTAATGATGTACAGCGGATCATAGACAATATTTTTGCTATGTATCAGAAATTGATAGTATCAGCATCAGAAAAGTATATAAAAGCGGGCAAGGAAAAGGGAATTCTGAATGTTTCGGCTAAAGCACAGAATTCACAGAGTTTTGAAAATGACTTCAAAAATCTTATGAACGACTACTTTAAGAGCTATTTTGACAGCTCCGTGAACTCAGTACTCCCGCTTTTCGAGGGATACAGCTATGACGTAAAGGCTGATACCGGCGGAAACAAATACAGTAACAACGTAGCCGACATCAAAACGCTGGTAGACGAAGCTCTGAGCAGGGCTGCTCAAGCGCTTGGCGTACCTCCGGCATTGATACGGGGTGATGTTGCAGGCATTAAAGACGCATATGACATCATGCTGACCGGCTGCATTGACCCAATCGCTGAAATGATTTCTGAGGAACTGACGGGTAAACAGTTTAGCGCTTCGGAAATAGCCGAAGGCAACAGGATATGTGCAGATACATCATGTATCAAGCATATCGACATTTTCGACATAGCTACATCTGCGGATAAACTCATATCCAGTAGCATTCTCTCTCCCGACGAGGCGAGAGAAAAGGCAGGAATTGTTCCTACTGGCGAGAAATGGGCGCAGATGCACTATATAACCAAAAACTATGCATCAGTGGAAGGTGGTGAGAATGGTGAAAAACCTGTGGGAAATTAAACAGTCAGCAGAAAATCCGTCCAGCATTGACCTATACATTTACTCTGCTGTCGAGGGAGACAGTTTTGACTGGTGGACAGGAAGCGTGAAAAAGTCTGAAACATCGGCTCAGTACTTCCGGGAGACCCTGGAAAAGTACAAAAATGTCGATAATATCAATCTCTATATCAACTCTCTTGGCGGATCAGTGCTGGAAGGCGTGAGTATCTACAATCAGCTCCGCCGCCACCCGGCAAAGGTTACAGCATACATCGACGGATTTGCTTGTTCTGTAGCATCTGTAATCGCTATGGCTGCGGATAAAGTCATCATGCCTAAAAATGCAGTAATGATGATACACAATGCCTCGGCAGTCGCCTCCGGCAACGCCAAGGAGCTGAGAAAAGCAGCTGATGATCTCGATGTACTGAATGAAGCCGGAAGAAATGCTTATCTGCTTAAATCCGCTGGCAAGATTGCCGAGGAAGAGCTGGTAAAGCTTATGGATGCAGAAACGTATCTTACGGCAGAACAGTGCATGGAATATGGCTTTGCTGATGAATACGCCGAAAAGGATATAAGCATCGAAACAGCCAAAAATGCGCTGCAATCTGCAAGAGAACAGGGCATTACAATGTATACCAGTCGTCTGGAGCAGATCTGTCAGCTTGCCGACAGCATCACTGATAGAAATACCGGTGACAACGGTACTGATGATCTTCCGGCACAGTTTATGAAATACTTCAAATGAGGAGGAACTTATTATGAGCAATCCCAAAAACCTTGACGCTCTCAAAAAGAGAAAGACTGAAATAATGAGCAGCCTTGCTGAAAGCGTTAGAAATCAGGACACATCTGCAATGGAAGCTGCTATGAATGACTGGCAGCAGTTTGTAGAAGATCTTATTATGGATCAGGCTAATGGTATCTCTCAGGCTACTGATCGCAGCATTCTCGCTGCCCGTGGTGTGCGTCAGCTTACATCTGAGGAAACTAAGTTTTACAATGAGTTTATCGCAAACGCAAAGCAGGAAGGCGTTATCGGCGGAATCACATCTGCACTGCCTCTGACTGTTATTGATGCTGTAATGGAGGATGTAAAGCACGATCACCCTCTGCTTAATCTCATTGATTTTACCAATACGGGCACTGCGACAAAGTGGGTTCTTAACGCTCAGGCTTCACAGTCTGCGACCTGGGGAGAGATCAACTCCGAAATCGCAACTAAGCTTTCCGGAACACTCGGAATCCTCGACATGACACTGTGCAAACTTACAGCGTATATGTTCTGCACCACTGATATGCTCGACCTCGGCCCTACTTGGGTAGATGCTTACTGCCGTGGTGTACTCACTGATGCTCTGGCTGTTGGCCTCGAAACCGGTCTTGTTGACGGCAGTGGTCTGAAACAGCCTACCGGTATGACCAGAAACTTCACCGGCAGCCTCAATCCTACTACAGGATATGCCAGAAAAACTGCAACTGCGGTTACTGATCTCCTGCCAGCTACATACGGCAATCTGCTTGCTTCTCTGGCTGTTGATGCCACTGGTTCTCCCAGAACTGTCAGCAGAGTTATCCTGATCTGCAATCCGGCAGATTACTTTACAAAAATCATGCCTGCAACCACTATTCTTACTTCTGGCGGAAACTACATTCACGATGTACTCCCCTTTCCTACTGATATAGTGCAGTCTGTAGCAGTTCCTTCCGGACACGCAGTTCTGGGCATCGCCAAGAACTACTTCTGCGGACTTGGCACTTCCAAGGGCGGAAAGCTTGAATATTCCGACGATTACAAATTTGTGGAGGATCTCAGAACATATAAAATCAAGCTTTACGGCAACGGCAGGGCTAAAGATATTACAAGCTTTGTATACCTCGATATCAGTGGTCTGACAGGCCTGGCTCTCCCTGTGACAGTAAGCGGCGCTGTTGAGACTAACAGCGGATCCTGATGCTGGATGAACTTAAAAACTACCTTGATATAACATGGGACGATGAAAAGACCAATGAGAAAATAGCGGGGATTCTGGAGCGTGCAAAGAAAGTACTGAGTTCCTACGCAGGAGTTGATCTTGATTTCTCTGACCTTTCAGACCGGCAGCTGCTTTTTGACTGCTGCCGGTACATAAGGAGCAATGCTTATGAGGAATTTAAAGATAACTACTCTGCGGAACTCATAATGCTCCGTGCAAAATACGCTGTTTCTGCGGCTCAGAATGAGGGTGACGGCGATGAAAACGCAGAAAACTGAATTTTTGAGTTTTAATGACGGTATAACAGATGTATTTTCGGTAGATAATATCGCTCCTCCCGGCAATAAGCCGAAAAAAGGCTTGATTGCAAAATTTTCTGGGCTGCGTTTTGAGTACAAAACTATCGGCGTAAAGCGTGCATATACCGCAATGCAGGCTGATGTCAAGCTGTCGGAGTTGATACAAGTGCCTATGCATCGTGAGATATCAACGCAGGACGTTGCTACTATCAACGGTAGACAGTATGAGATAGTCCAGGCGCAACATTTTCCGGACACAAATCCGGCAAGTTCCGTGCTTTCGCTTTCGAGGCTGGAGGTAAACTATGACATTGCAGGAATTCCGTGATGTGCTGCTGTCAGTATACGACAATGTATATCACTACGAATCAGACAAGGAAGCTGAGTATATCGTATGGCACGAAATAGGAAGCCTTTCCCTTCGTGGAGACTGTACGATTGCAGAATCCGGCGTAATGATTGCTGTAGACTTCTTCACGACAACAGAATACAGCGACATTCCGGATAATGTATCAGCTGCCTTGGCTGCCTGTGATGAGATAGCTGTCGATGATCCGGAGGTCATTTATGACAGCGATACAGGCATAATACACTATGCTTGGCTCTGTGAGGTGATATAATGGGCATTAGCTATGACGGTATAGACAATCTGGTTGGTGATCTGCTCAGTCTGGCCGAGGGTGTCGATGACTTATGCGCCGATATGCTCGACGCTGCCGCCGACACTGCGATACAGGACTGGCGTTCCGGCATCGTTAAAGCCGGACACTATGATACAGGCAGTATGTACAATAGTGTCGGAGTTGCACATCAGAGCAGCAAGCTGAGGGTAGTTTATCCGCTGGGAGAGGACGCAAAAGGTGTCCGCAATGCGGAAAAAGCCTATATTATCAACTATGGCAAAAAAGGTGCTGCCCGTGGTGACAGATTTGTCGATGTTATAAACGCAAAAGCCGACGAGGATACATACCGGGAAATGTGCCGAGTGTATGATGACCGAATGAAGAAAAAAGGATTCTGAAAGGAGTACTATTATGGCTAAGATAGGACTTAAATATCCTGTAGCAGCTGAAATTACAGCAGAGCCTACCGGAGCACTGCCTACATACGGCGAGGGTTTTGTGATCGGCAAGGCTATTTCCGCTAACAAAAATATCACATCAAACGATAATCCGCTTTACGGAGACGATGCTATCGCTGAGAATGATACATCTTTTTCTGAGGGTACTATCGAGCTGGGCGTTACTGACTTTGGCACAAGTAAAGCGGATACCCTTGAGATCCAGGCGAAACTGCTGGGACATACCGTTGTTACCGAGGGTACAGGCGATAATACCGTTAAGGTGATCCGCAAGAAGGCAAGTGACAACGCTCCTACACTGGGATTCGGCTACTACAAAACCAAAAAGCTGAATAACGTGAATATGTATGAGGCTACATGGCTGTATAAGATCAAGTTCCAGCTGCCTTCCGAGACAAACAACACTAAGGGCCAGAATATCGAGTGGCAGACAGCAACTATTACAGCCCGTATTATGGCGCTTCCCAACATGGAAGGCGTTTATGAAGATACTGCCGTTTTCGCAACTGAGGCGGAGTGCAAGGCTTGGCTCGACGCTAAGGCTAATATCACATGAATGGAGGGAGCGTATGATTACAGTAACTCTGGCAGGTAAAGAGTTTCCGCTTTACTTTTCGACAAAAACGATGATAGATGTGGAAAAGCGCATAGGAGCGCCTATCAGCAAAATATCAGATTGGTACGGCTACGATGATACTGATGCTGCGGAGGAAGTAAACACATCTGAAATTCTCATAAAAACTACCGGACTCCTTTGCGACCTTATCAATGGCGGCATTTATAAGCACAATTGTGAGATCGTGCTTGGGCTTGCAGACGGCGAAAAAAAGCCGTTTGTTACTGAGGAAGCTATCAGTGGCGCTATTTCCTGCGCTGATATACTTGGCTACCAGAGTAAGATCTTTGCCGCAATCAACGAAGGTATGCACTACGAAAAGCCGGAAGGTATGCCTGAGAGTGATCCTGATCTGGCAGACGTGGACTCCGAAAAAAACTTATCAGCCGCAGTGTGATCCTGCGGCTTTTTTCATGGGGCTATAGCCTGGGAATGGCACATAGAGATATACTCTATCACACATACGGCGAAATTATTACAATGTATCTTTATGCGAGAGGAGGAGTGAGAAGTGCCAAACAGGAAAATCAGTACGACAATCAGACTTGACGGAGCTAAGGAGTTTAAGCGTAATCTCGATGCTGTGAACTCAGAGCTGAAGCTGTCACAGGCGGAATTTAAGCGCCTGACAGCAAGCTACAATGAAAGTGCTAAGACGGCAAAAGGTCTTAGTCAGCAGCAGAAATCACTTGAAGAACAAGTAAGGCTGAATACAGAAAGAACTGATATGCTGAAAAAGCGTGTTGACGAGGTTTCTGCTGCTTATGATGAAGCTAAACAGCATCTTGAAGATATGGTCAAAGAGCATGGCAAGGAGTCTGAGCAGGCTAAAAAAGCAGCAGAATCACTAACCGTTACTGAAACTGCACTGAATAAGCTAAAAGCACAGCTTGCAAATGCTACAACTGCACTTGGGGAAAGTGAATCAGCCCTTAAAAAATTCAATGACGAAAATGGCAAAACGAAGATCGGGCAGACTTTTACCGCTGCAAAAACTGCTGTCAGTGAGTTTGAGAATAAGGTAAGACCGGCTTTAAATGCAGTTTCAAACGGTCTTGAAACAGTCGCCAGAGGTGCAGGGAAAGTGGCAACTGAGGCGGCAAAAATCAGCTTTAAGGCTGCTGAAACAAGCGCCAAAGCCTTTACTGCTACCGTATCAACAGGAATGAATACGGCTTATAACGCTGTTGGAACGTACACCAAGGCACTTGCCGGAACTGCTGCTACTGTTGCCGGTGCTGCCGCTGCTGGAGCTGCGGCACTTACAAAATCGGCTGTTGAAAGCTACTCACAGTATGAACAGCTTGCCGGAGGCGTTGACACTCTTTTCAAGGAATCAGCCGATAAAGTAAAGAATTATGCTGACAATGCCTATAAATCAGCGGGCATGAACGCTAACGAATATCTGGAAAACGTTACAGCTTTCTCCGCTTCCCTGCTGCAAAGTATGGGAAATGATACAAATGCTGCGGCTGATAAAGCAGATATGGCGATAAAAGATATGTCCGATAACGTCAACAAGTTCGGCGTGTCAATGGAAAATGTGCAGTCGGCATACAAGGGTCTGGCAAAAGGCAACTTCTCCATGCTCGACAATCTTTCCTTGGGCTATGGCGGAAATAAGGCCGAAATGGAAAGACTGCTTGCTGATGCGGAGGCTATTTCCGGAATGCGCTATGATATAAGCAGTTTTTCCGACATGATCGACGCTATTCATGTGATACAGACCAGCATGGGCATTACCGGCGCTACTGCCGCAGAAGCCTCCTCGACTATCGAGGGAAGCGTCAAGGCGATGAAGTCAGCATATGACAATCTGATTACCGGAATTGCCAATGATAATGCTGATTTTGATACCCTGATTAATAACTTTGTGGCAAGCGTTGCCGACGCTGCAAAGAATATCATTCCCAGGGTAAAAATAGCACTGAACGGTGTAATGTCGCTCATAAAAGCGATGATACCAATAGCTGCCAAAGAAATTCCTGACTTGATTGGCGATATTCTTCCGGATCTCATTTCCGTATCTACTAAAATGGTGATTGAGCTAACCAATCAGATAGTAAACGGGATGCCGATCTATACAAGCAAGATCCTTCCGGCAGCGGTAACAGAGATCACAAAGCTGCTGCCGTCCATGCTCACCGAATTGATCGTGGGCTTCAACAAAATCTTGCTTGGGATAGCTGACACAATCGTTGCGTTCCTTCCGGTAGTAAGCTCAATACTGCTTCCCAAACTGATAGACGGTACTACATCGCTTGTACTTAAATTGATAGACCGGTTATCCGAGCTGCTTCCGGAACTTGCTACAGGCGCTCAGGCGTTGTTTATGGGGCTTATAGACGGACTTAATACCGTCATGGATAAACTAATACCAATGCTTCCGGAGCTTGTCACAGACCTTTCTGGACAGCTTATAAACAATATCCCTGCTTTCTTCGACAGCTCACTTGAATTTTTTGAAAAAATAATTGACGCTCTTGCTCAGATGTCGGCTGTACTGATGCCGAAGCTGCCGGAGCTGATAACTACTATGTGCGATACCCTGATTGCACATATAGACGAAATAATGGACGCAGGATTTGAGCTGCTTATAGGTCTGGCTGACGGACTTATCGCCTGCATACCTACACTCCTGCAAAAAATTCCGGAGATCATAGCCGGACTGACTGAAACCTTTACCAATACTGACAACCTGAAAAAACTGCTTGATACCGGAATAACCCTGGTGGAAGAACTGGCGAACGGTCTGCCGCAGGCTATAACCGCTATTGTGGCAAACGTTGGACTTGTTATCGGCAGTATCATCGAAGCTTTTATGAGCGAGGACTGGGGACAGATTGGCAAGGACATTGTTGAGGGCATTTTAAGCGGCTTCCTGGATATGGATTTTGAAATGGACGAGTACCTTGGCGATTTTGCTGATAACTGGGTCACAGGAATAAAAGACATTTTTGGAATACACTCCCCTTCAAGGCTAATGCGTGATGAGGTAGGCAAAAACTTAGCGCTCGGTATCGGAGAGGGCTTCCGCAGTACCATGATAAAAGAGGCTGAGGAAATGACAAAAGCAATCCCCAGAAACTTTGATACTAATGTAAATCTTGATACCGCTACGGGATTCCGGCTTGGTGCTGCTGCAAACACCAATAACTATACCTATAATGTCCCTGTAAATGTAACGTTTACAGGCAGTATAGACCAAAATACCGACACTCGGAAGCTTGCTGAAGATCTTGCAACTGAGGCACAATATGAACTTATCGCAAGGGGGCTACATAAATGAGCTATTTTATCTACAACGGACAGGATAGCCGTGACTACGGAATACTGGAGCATACACCGATGCCGCCCTCTGCCCAGAAAATCGTACAGTATCAGCAGGCGGGAAACAGAGCAACTAAAATTGCGACCATATCAGAAACTTATGATAACATCACTTTGAGCTGCACGCTCGGCCTTAAATCACGGGATAATCTCCGTTCAGCAGTTGCCTGGCTGCAAGGATCAGGCGTGCTAACGTTTAGCGATGAGCCTGATAAGTACTATAAGGTCATGGACGTTGTACGGCGGTCTGAGAGACTGTCCGCACGGTTCGGAAAAATAGCACTTGATTTTATTGCTCTGCCTTTCGCTTATGCGTTAGAACCCACCGTCCAGGACATAACCTCCGCCACGGTGAACACCGCAGTCGAGAACGCCGGAACGGTGTTCGCAGAGCCGGAGATCAGGTTCACGGCGACGGGTGCGGAAGTATCAATATACACCAACAACGAGCAGTTCCGGGTGGAACTTCCGGCGGAGGTGCAGGGCGTGGAAGTCATCGTGGACTGCGAGGCGCAGGTGGTGTACTACGTTTCCGGCGGTGACAAAATCTCCATAACTCAGCATAGCTATGGCGAATTTCCGCTGCTCCACGTTGGCACAAACTACATAAAACACGCCGGAAACATCACCGCTGCAAGCATCAATGTGAAAGAGAGGTGGCTGTAATGTCCGAAATACAGGTAACAACGTTTGAGGAATTCGTCACCGCCTGCGCCACTTCCGGCGCTGAGGTGGTCTGCCCGGAGGGAGCAGTCTGGGACATGAACCAGATCGCCCCGGCAGGAGCGCCGACAGTGACGGTGGCGTGCGCCAAGATCATCGGCAACGGCACAACGATTGCAAAGCCGTCCATAATCAGCAGACCGCTGTTTTATTTTAATAACGTTGCTACAGTCACACAGCTAAATATTGCCGATTTTACGGCGGATAAGCCGGTTATCACCGGTACCAGCGGCATGATCTGGAAACAATCAGACTTCAGCGGCGTGCAAAATGCCGGCGCTATGGTTGCCAGCTCATTGACATTTTGCGAGGACGAAACCGCTGAAACGCCCCTGGGCTGCGGTTTTACGGTGCATCTGGCTGGCGGTACGTTTTTTCAGCAGTCTATGGGAAATACGCTGTATTTAAGCAACTGCAAAGCGAGGTTTACCGGCGGAGGAATGCTTGACCCGGTTTCCGGATCATACTCGAATTATTTGCAGTTGCGGTACTGCTATTTCGAGGGCGATTTTACACAAATTTCGCTGAATTTGTACTGCGAAATGTCAATAATCAATTCCCCGGCGAAACGTGGAGTTTATGCAGGTGCAGGCGCACAGTGGGTGGACTGCACCGAGGAGCAGCTCCAAAACGCCGAATATCTGCGGTCTATCGGATTTTATGTGGGTGGTGGCGCATCATGAGGCTGCTTGACTACATCGAATCCACCGGAACGCAGTACATAAATACTGGCGTTCTGGGCGGAACTAATATCGACTTTGAAATAAAATTCCAGCGAACCGGCTCACTTTCCGGGTGGGGACACCTGGTAGGTGCGATAAATGCCGATTCATCACTCATGCAAATTTTCGGCATACGATCTTGGAGCGAGATTCTTTCGAGAAAAGGCACAGGCGACATTCAGTACAATTCTATTTCGTTTTCACAGGGTAGCGATTACACGGTCAGCATGATCGGGTCAGACCTCAAAATCAACGGCACAACGGTTCGCACACTGCCGGTCAGCAGTTTCACTACACCGTGTCCGCTGTACATTTTTGCCGCCGATTACAATAACACCCCAAATAGCATACTGCCGAATACAAGGCTATTTTACGCAAAAATCTGGGAAAGCGGCACGCTCGTCAGGGACTTTGTTCCGGCGATAGAAAACGGTCACGCCGGACTGTATGACCGTGTAAACGAGCAGTTTTACTCAAACGCCGGAACAGGCGAGTTCCTCTATCCAGTGTGGTACATGGGTGAGGACGGCTACCCAACCACCGACTACTTCCCGGAACTGCCGGAAAATGCGGTAAATCCGCCGTTTCCGGCGATGATGTGGCGCATCGACCCCGGAAAAAATAACGGCTTCCCATTTCATGCGCTGCTGCCGGATATTCGTGGTGTAGATATCTGGGCGCTGCATCGCAAATCGCAGATACACGTCTATGACCTGCATGAGCCGCAAACCGGCTTTAAGTCCAACGGTCTTGCGGTTCTCGACCCTATCTCCTGCACGTCCTGGCACGACGATGACCGGTGGGACGTGGAGCTGACTCACCCACTTGACGAATGGGGCAAGTGGAAGTACCTCCTGCCGGAGAACATCATCAAGGTCAGAGGTCAGCTTTTCCGTATTGACCGATATCTGCCAAAAATCAGCGGTTCGGAGCGCATGGTGAGCATACACGCAAGCCATATATCCACCGACATGGCGGCGCAGATCATCAGGCAGGCGACCTTCGGAGGCGGTACAGCGTCACAGTTCATCGACTTCGCCTTTTCCAGCGTCGATGAGCCGTTTTACTCAGAAGGCTTGCAGTCGTATGAGTTCGAGGGATATAGCGATATATCCGGCGTTTCTGGCGAAACGGAGCTTGTGAACTGCTCGCTCTGGGCGGCGATCGTCGGCGCTGACAACTGCCTGATAAATCGCTACGGTGGCGAACTGTACCGGGATAACTTTTACTTCTCCGTGTGCAGTCGTATGCAGTACGCCAAGGACAATGCTTTCCGCCTGCGGTACAGTCTCGATATGACGGAAATTTCCCAGACTATCGACTATACCGACTTCTGCACGGAGCTTCACGGGCGGGATAACTATGGAAACGAGTACGCTATCTGCTGGACTGGCGTTGACTGGGCGGTGCATCACCCACGGCAGAGGGCGGTATCGTTTACCTACAGTGACTTTGACACGGCGTTTGACAGCCTTGTGCATGATGTGGAAACACTCTTTTTTGCCAGCGATTACCCCAAAGTCACCTATGATATGTCCCTGGCGAACCTCAAAAATGACCCACGGTATGCGGATTTTTTGAAGTTACAGGAGTACCATTACGGCGATAGCGGAAGTATCTACTGCCCGGAACTGGACATCGACACGGTACAAAAAATCGTCGCAGAACAGCGTGATGAGCTGACCGGCGACGTGCTGCGAATGACACTTGGGAACCTGAAAAATTCCTGGGTTCGTCCGTCGCTCCTTGCCGGAACGGTGTCCTCCGGCAGTTCCGTGGAAGACAAGCAGCGGAAGGCATTGCAGGAGGAACTGAAGAAAACCAAGCTGAAAGCCCTGCCGGACTGGAAGTCTGCCCGGACGTACACCTGGGCGGAGATCAGGCAATTTACCTGGAAGGAGACGAAAAATCATGGCAACTGAGACAACTAACTACCATTTTATCAAGCCCGGCGACGCTGATCCGGTGGACAACACGCCGCTGAACCAGAATTTTGACAGCATCGACGCTGCTATCGCCGGTCACGTCGCCGACACCACTAACCCCCACCAGACTACGAAAGAGCAGGTCGGATTGGGTAATGTGGATAACACAAGTGACGCTGACAAGCCGATTTCGACGGCGATGCAGGCGGCACTGGCTGACAAAATTACAATCGAGGACGTGCTTGGTGCAGGAACAGCGCTTGCCGCAGGCGATAGTATGGACGATTTGATTTATCCATGCAAGTTTTACTCCGCAAATGGTACGATCTCAGCGAGCGTACAAAATGCCCCGGTAGCAAACAAGGCGTTTTTTGGTTACACAATGCGCTCCATTAGCCCTAATGCACGGTTTATACAGATTGCCATTGAAAGCGACGAGAATTTTATCATCTATAAACGGCGCTACACCGGCACATGGGGCGCATGGTACAAGATCGTCGGAGAGCCTGTGGCTGCTGCCGCAAGCCTGACGGCGACTGAGCCGGGCGGGGAGGTGATGTGATGGACAAAGTTATCAACATCATTTCAGCGGCAGTATGCGGCGTTTGCGGCTTCCTCTGGGGGCAGGCAGACGGCTTTCTGTACGCTCTCATCGCCTTTATGACTATTGACTATATCACAGGCGTGATCGTGGCTTGTGTGGGGCATCGTCTGAGTTCTGAAGTGGGCTTCAAGGGCATTGCGAAAAAGGTGCTTATCCTCTTGCTTGTGGCGGTGGGACACCTGCTCGATGTTCACATTCTCGGCGGCGGTGCGGTGTGCAGGTCTGCGGTCATCGGATTTTACATCGCAAATGAGGGGATAAGCATACTGGAAAACGCAGGGGAGCTGGGACTTCCGCTTCCGAAAAAGCTCATAGCTGTGCTTAAACAGCTTAAGGATAAGGAGGACGATGAAAAATGATCGAAATCAGAAGTGAAAGATTCATAAGATTTAAGGACACAGAGTCCGGCATAATAAGCGTAGTAAAAGCAGAGCTCGACTGCGATACAGCCGCAGACCTTCCGGCAGCAGACGGCATAGGTGGCCGTGAGCTGCTCATGGGTTCGATTGCATGGGACATCTCAACCGGTGACTTCTATGCTCTTAGCAGCGAAGGTACATGGTATAAGCAGGACGGCAGTGGAGCGTACACACCGGAAACACCGGATGCAGAGCCGACAGCATCAACCTTAAATCTCGGCAAAGGAATTGAAATAGAACCGGACATCACAGAGAAAACAACCTCAGAGCTGGATATTCTTGACGAGACTGTATTTGAAAAAACGGCAGAGCCGGAAGAGGTGACTGAAATTGACGAGCCTGTACAAGATACTGAAAAGCGCTAAGCTCGGAGCAGGAGCAGCGCAGGACTTTCACACGGCAATAATGGCACAAAAAATGCCATTCGCAAAGAGGAGCGGAGCAGAGCACGAGTACACCGGAGCTGTTCCGGTGACATTTACAGCGAACGGTCAGCCACTCCTCGACTATCTCATAAGCGGCAACACCGTCCAGAACGGCACACCAACACCCGACAGCCCTATTATACCACAGGGTACAGGGGATTTAGAGACAAGCGGTGCTAAAGCAGGACAGTATAAAATCCCGATTTCATCAGCATCTACCACAACGCCTGTTTATCTCGGTGAGGTGGAGACAACGAGGAAGATTAAGAAGTTGGTGCTGACGGGGGAGGAAAACGGAACGATATACAGTACAGCCACAAGTCGTAAAGGTATCGAAATTGCTGGAATTACTGGAATTATTGGTGGAACTGCTGATATTGCAATATTGGCTATCTGTACACACTATCAGCCGAACACGCGAACTGCTCTGTATAGAAATACTTATAATGGAATATCTAACACATATCAAAACGATAGGATTATATTTTATGATGTAAGCTGTCAAACAGTTGAAGCTTTTCAGCAATTCTGCGCACAACAATACGCCGCAGGAACACCAGTAACAGTATGGTACGTATTAGCGACCGAGGAAACCGCAGTTGTTAACGAGCCGCTTATGAAGATTGGTGATTATGCTGATACGCTCAGCCATGCTCAGGCTGGTGTGTCTATCCCCACAGCGAACGGCTCAACAACTCTGGACGTGGAGACAGCGGTCAAGCCGTCAGAAATTTATATTAAATACAAATCGTAAGGAGTGATATTATGATAAAAGGCATAGACGTATCCGAATGGCAAGGCGATATTGACTGGTCTGCGGTTACGGCGGATTTTGCTATTATCCGTGCAGGCTACGGCAAGGAGCTGAGCCAGGAAGACAAGAAGTTTCAGCGCAATTATGAGGGCTGTAAGGACAATAATATTCCCTGCGGTGCGTACTGGTACAGCTATGCTACTACCGTTGAGGAGGCGCAGAAAGAGGCAGAAACCTGCCTGAAAGTGATCGCAGGCAAGCGCTTTGAGTACCCGATCTACCTTGATATCGAGGAGCAGCGCACGCTCAGTCTGGGCAAGGCGGCGGTTACAGCTATAATCAAGGCGTTCCTTGACAAGGTGGAGAGCGCTGGCTACTGGGTGGGACTGTATATGTCTGCCAGTCCGCTGAGCGCCTATGTGTCTGAGAGTGTCCGCAATCGCTATGCAGTCTGGGTGGCACACTACGGTGTCAGCAAGCCTGGCTACTCCGGCAGCTACGGTATATGGCAGAAGTCCAGCACAGGCAGCGTTCCCGGCATCAGCGGAAACGCCGACCTGGACGAGTGCTATGTGGACTATCCAAAGCTTATCAAGGAGTCCGGCTGCAATGGCTTCACCACTGAGCCGCCCACAAAGACGGTTCGCCTCACTATCGACGGCATAACCTGGGAGGGGGAGTTGCATAAGGTGTAATGTTTAGAAATATCTGAACATACCACAATGACAAAGGGTCTCGCTGCTTTGGCAGGAGACCCTTCAATATTAGTTTTTAGCCTCCGGCTTTACTCCGACGACCCCTTTGTAATATTGTGTTTATGCAAATTGATAGTATATTTTTGAAGTCCATTCGGACGTGTGAAATTTCGTGTGCAATAATTTTGGAAAAAACGTGAAAACACACCAGTTTTCTTGAATTTTGGCAAAGTAATGAAACTAAAAAACCGCTGTATTTCGATAAATAGCGAAATACAGCGGTTTGAGTTTGGTGGAGGCGAGGGGAATTGAACCCCTGTCATATGCTGAAAATTCGGCAATACTTAGCCAATTTATTTATCGTGTGTGAAATTTTGTGTGCAATCATCGACCAAGTTTTTAAAGAAATTATCCACTATTCTGTCAGCATTTTCACGTTCTGTTGAGAAAGTGTGCTGATATACCGACTTCATGATGTTCGGACTGCTCCATCCTCCCCGCTCCATTGCATACTTATCCGGAATTCCCAGTGCCAACATAACCGATGCGTTCATGTGACGCAGATCATGAAATGTCATATGCTCGATCCCATTGCATTCGAGCAATCGAGAAAAACGCTTATATATCGCCTGACCACTTAGTTTTGTGAGAACATCTTGATTATCAGGAAGATCATCAATCAGATCCATGATATACTCAGAAAGTCTTATTTGGCGAGTACTATCATAAGTCTTGGTGCTTTCTTTTTCGATGTGATCGCCGTCGATTGTAACAACAGTGCTATGGATTGTAAGAATACTATCCCTAATATCGCTTTTCTTTGCTCCTCGTATTTCGGACATTCTCATACCGCACCAAATTGCAAGCATACATGGAAGTTCGACATCAGTGCCAATGATTACCTTCAGTACGCTTTCAACTGGAGGTAGCTGCTTTATCTTTTTTTGTAATGGCGGAAGCGTTGTCCTTAGTCTGAGTTCCGGAGCATATACACCCAAAACCGAGACCAGTAGTCCATGTGCATTCCTGACCGTCTTCGGTGACTTAGTAAGAGCCAGCTCATTCATGGCTTTTTGAACGTGCATCGGTGTCAGGCAATCCAGAGTAATATCACATAGACTATCCAAACAGTTATGTTTCCAGCGTTTGTATCCGTCGATAGTTGAGGGGCTGAGGATATTCTCTTTGGCATTAATATAGTCATCGATGCATTCACCGACTGTACGGGAGTCAGTCTCTCCTCTCTTGCCGTTGATCCATTCCAATGCCATAAGTTCAGCTTCTTTTTTTGTGGGTGCGGTAAAGCTCCGACGCTGACCATTAGTGTATGCCTGCACACGCCAATTACCTGACGGTAATTTTTTGGCTTTTGCCATAAAAATACCTCCTTCAAAAGTCTTGACTTCTGGCGGAGGATATGCTATACTTGAATTGTCTTAGGGTTCAAGTAGAGCAATATCTCCGCTTGTACTCAATCCGCCTGATGTATCCAGCATCGGGCGGATTTTTTTAGTATCTGACCTGGATTTTTACAACCGATTTAAGATTTTCATTTGTAGATATTTCCGAGATTTCGGCTTCGTAGCTGCTATCGCCCTCAAAAATGTTTTCGTAGCTCTTAGGGATATATCCAATAAGATCAGCAGCTTCCACGGAGTATTTTTCTTTCTCAGCATCGTAGTCAACAAAAACAGTATCTCCCACGGAGCAGCAGTCAATTGCTTCCTGTATCTCAGGCTTGGTATTGCCGGTAAGCTTGATTTCGACCTGATGATCGTATTTTACAGGGTTTTCGCAACAATACCTATACAGATAGGCAGTAGCTTCGCAATGGTCAAGCGTCCTGGGCGTTATGTCGGAAAGCTGGAAATGCTTTTTTATAGTTTCCAATTTTTGATTTTCAAGTGTTCTCAGGTGCATCTTGGCCAAGTACAAAGTATCAACTACTTGATTGTTCAGTTCCTTGCCAAGCAGCTCCTTGCAGTAACGATTCAGAAAATTATACTCAAAACTGACTTTATGAGCAACCAGAACGTTCTCACCGATGAAAGGGAGAAGCTCAGACAGAGCAGCCTTGATGTCAGGAGCATTGGAAACCATGCTGTTTGATATACCATTGATTGCGGTTATATCTTCCGGTATCGGAAATTTAGGCTTGACGTAGGTGTGGAATGAATCAGTTTTGACGTGATTAACGTATTTTACAGCACCTATCTCAACAATTTCATGTTTTTCATAGTTTAGTCCGGTGGTCTGAATGTCGATTGTAACATAGCTATCAACATACATTTTGACTTTTCCATGATGACTATTAGTGCTTAAAAAAGTAGGCGTTGTAACCTCTTGAAGTGATATCTCAGAGCCTTTCGTTTTCTTTTTTAATGATCTTAGAACAATAAAGAGTGCAGCCGATATACCACCATAAATCAGTAAGCTAACCAGAATTTTGGTGTTCATCTGACCTGTAAAAAGCGCATACATAGCAAGTCCTACCATGATAAGAGTGGGAATACAGCTGAGAATAAATACTATCATAATTCCCAGGATATTTACTTTCATCTCAATCAATCACCTTCTTTATTATTATACAGAATGAATTTTATGCGCTTCCTTCTTCTTCAGAAGCCAGCTCATTCTGCTCCTCGATAGCTCCGAGTGTAGTTTCAGACTGCATCCGGGGCTTTTTCTTTTTGTATTCCTCCTCAGCGGAGGCGCTGAGCTTTCGCATAGCATCAACAAGCACCTGCTGCTGAAACTCCGGAAGCTCCTGGTATATATCAATAAATTTCTGATTGTTGACCTTCATGTTAAGCATTGCAAGCGGATCCGGCTCTGGCTCTCGTCCCAGGAGGTAGTCTGTTGTTACTCCGTAGAAGTCAGCGAGTTTGGCTATTGTTGCATATCCCGCTTCACGTCTACCATTTTCGTAATTCTGATATGCAGATGTTGTGATGCCTAAAAGTTGTGCTATTTCAGCCTGACTTTTTTGATTCGCTTTTCTAAGCTCCAAAAGTCTCTGACCGAAACATATTTTTTCGTCCATTTTATCACCTCCTTTTTTATTATTATACGTCATTTCGTTGTAAAAGTCAATATGTAGCTATCGTTTAGTCATAATGTTTTAAATTTTTGTCCAAACGCAACAAAATGGCTTGATAAATTTGTTTAAATAGTCGATTCGACTTATTTTGTATTGACAATTAAGTCGTTTTGTTGTAAACTATAATCACAGCAAAGAAAACCAAACAGAAAAGACAGATGATGAGAGGGAGGTGAGGAAATGCCCACAGAGACAGAACACATATCAGTACAGGCGGTACAGCAGTTATATGACGGGCTGTCAGAGTCCAACAGGCAGACCATTGACACAATGGCGCAGGTTCTCCATGAGACCAACGGCACAAGGGAAGCTCTCAGGAACTTCTGCAAAGCTCTGGAAAACCTGACTGTCGCTATCGCCAATACTCAAGAGCATAGAAAGGAGGATTGACCATGCCAAAAGTAATATTAACACCTGCTCAGGCAGAGCGTGAACGTTTACAGCACAACATTTCGCTTATTCAGGGCAAGCGAACCAACGCAGCCATGGGTAAGTTGATAGGCGTTAGCGGTACTACTTTCAGCAAGCGAAAAGAAGATCCGGAATCATTGACCCTGGCAGAAGTTCGGCTAATGTGCAAGTACTTTCATATTGATCCTGCTGATTTTGTTGCAAAAAAGCTTGAAATTGGCTGAAAACAGAGGTGTGATGTATGTACTATATTGTTTACTGGAAAGTCGGCTTTGAAAATGACTTTAGCGTGAAAGTACCGCCGGAGCATGACAACATGAGCAAGGCGGCAGGCTTCGGCACAAGGCTGATACGTTACAAGATCTACACCTGCTCCGAGGAGCTGACGGAAAAGAGAGGTGAGCCGGGTGTATATGCCTGGCTCTGCAATGAAAAGGGGCTTATCCTCGCACGGTGCTATAAGACATTTACATCGTTTGCCTGGAGATACACAAGACCCCTGGACATTGCTTCCGCTCAGCTTGACGAACTTCTGAGCGAGATTGCGAAAGGATAAGGGGGGATAAAATGTCTGAAAACAATGGAAAGGCTGTTGAGAATCTTTCTTACTGCCTCAGAACAG